ATACAGAGTGGCAGGCTTTTTAAGTAAAGATAAACATGTGTATGATAATGTAGAGGGCGGTGTAGATGTACATAACTTAACTGCTACTATTATAACAGGCAAAGATAAAGAAGAGATTACGTCTGAAGAAAGACAAAATGCAAAGGCACATACTTTTGCACCGTTGTATGGTGCTACAGGTATGGGATTGCCTGAACATATACATAGATATTACTACCAGTTTACGGATGTATATCCTGGAATTGGTGAATGGCACATAAGGTTAGCTAACGAAGCTTTAAAATATAAAGTTGTGAGCTTACCTTCAGGTAGGGAATACAGATTTCCCTATGTAAAGAGAACAGCTAGAGGCATTACACATGGCACTAGCGTAAAGAATTATCCTGTACAAGGGTTTGCGACAGCAGATTTACTTCCGTCTGCTCTAGTGCTTACCTTCGAAGACTTTAAGTAAAGAAAACTTAAATCTTTGCTTTGTAATACAGTACATGATAGTATAGTAGTGGATGTACATCCTGATGAAGAGGATCAAGTAATTGAGACTGTCAAAGAATGTATGCTCTCTATCCCTCAGCAAGCTAAAAGAAGATGGGGCATTGATTACGATATGCCTGTTGGCATTGAGATAAAAATCGGAAGCAACTGGCTAGATACTAAAGAAATTTTTTCAAATTAATGCTTGCAATTAATTTAGTTCTAGTATACAATAATAAGATTGTGCAACTCATAAGGAGTATTATATGACACAACTAGCGACTACCGAGGCAACAGACCTTGTAATTCCAGACAATCTGGATAAATTATCTGTAGACGAACTAGCAATTATGCTTGGTCAGAAGGATGGTATGGAAACCCAGTCTTCAGGCGATTCTTTTGCTAGACTATCCATCAATCATTCACCTGAAGACGATGCAGGCAACACTCTGCCTAGAGGTCACTTCGCATTATACAACCCAAATACTAAGCAAAAAGTATTTGGTAAAGATGTGACTATGAGAGTTTTCGTAAGAAGGTTTATGTATAGCTTATGGGATAATGAGCAGGGTGCATACTCAGTTCGTAGTACTCAACAAGCTAAACTGAATGATTTATTTCCAGACAATGAGGGTGGCTTTAAATGTGGTAAGCTAACTCGTAAGGAAATAGAAGACTTAGGAACTGAATCTCCAGAAGCTGCGGCATCTGCTATGGTCAAGTGTAACCAAGTGTTATACGGTCTAGTGACTATTGCTGATGGTAAAACAGCAACAGGTGAAGAAGCTCCTGTAGAGAATGTACCAGTAGTATTTTATGGTAAGGGTGCAAGTTTTGTTCCTATCTCTCAGTACTTTAAAGATTTAGATTCTAAGAACCTACTAACATGGAATGTTAATTCTAAGTTACATTCTGTGCGTCATAAGAATGGTGCTACTATTTACTATTCAACAAACATGACTGTTTCTGACACAGTGGATTTTTCTAAGGAAGACAAAGAGCTGTTACAAGCTATTGCTGACTCGATTAATTCATACAATCTCCGAGTGTCAGGAGAACACACTGAGGCGAATAATGGTCTTGGTGCTGATGCTATCGACCTTGCTGCTGTCGAGGCATAAATGAACTCTATTCAAATTCTTATACAAGATTATTTGAGTAGAGGGATTAAGGGGGAGGCAGAAATGCCTTCCTCTCTAATCTCTGAATTTAAAGAAGCTTGCGGTCAAGCTTTAGAGAAACAATTTTCTAGAGAGCCCAGAGAGCATAAGCTACGTTTGTCAGCTTTAGGCAAACCCTTATGTCAACAGCAATCAGAAAAATTAGGAATAGAACAAGAGTTTAGTTACAATGCAATCATGCGTTTCTTGCTAGGAGATTTAGTAGAAGCTTCTCTTATCGCAGTTATGAAAGCAGCAGGCATTGAAGTACAAGAAGAACAACAAAAAACAAAAATTAATCTAGACGATACAGATATCAACGGAACTTTAGACGTAGTAATAGACGACAAAGTTTATGATATTAAATCTGCTAGTCCATATGCGTTCCAAAATAAATTTGGAAAATTCGGTGGCTACTCTAAAGTCAAAGAAGACGATCCTTTTGGGTACGTAGTCCAAGGTTATGCCTACGCTCAAGGTGTAGACAAGCCATTTGGAGGGTGGATCGTTGTAGACAAATCGTCAGGCGAGGTCACGGTTTGCGAAGCTCCAGACATCCAAGAGCAAGATAAGAAAGATGCTTTAGACGCAGCCACCGTTAACGTACGTAAGTTAAAGAAAACAAAACGTATTGAAAAACAATTTAAACCTACAGATGAAATAGATAAAGGAGAACCTACAGGTAATAAACTGTTACCTAGAGAATGTGGGTTCTGTGGATTTAGGCATAACTGTTGGTCTAAGGCACAGTTCTTACCTAAACATACATCAAGAGCTAAAAACCCTCCGTATGTTTGGTATACTAAGGTAGTTAAAAATGCCCATACTTAAAACACACAATCTTTCTGTAGCAGACTTTACGGAAAACGAAAACATATACTATCTGTTTCCTGATAACTGGAGCCACCAGAAAGGCTCTAACATAGTTAGGATACTTAGAGACAGTGACCATGGTATCCCTTTGTATACAGGTCTATCTCCTATTAAACCTTTTGATGAAGAAAGAGGTATGAAACAACTAGATGAAAGTTTAGAGATAGTAAAAAATATTCTTATGCAAAAAGGTTTAGTAGTAGTTTTAATAAATGAATTTTATCAAGACATAGATTACGATCATGGTGGAGTTTATGAAAAAGAAATACTAGATAGTATACATGAAATATTAAATATAGGATGCCCTAAAGATGTTAAAGTTACCATATAGATCAAAGTTTGAAATAAGTATTGCCGCAGATTTAGGTAAGAAAAATATAGGTTTTGAGTATGAATCTGCTACATTTTCTTACGTACCAAAAATAAGATCATACACGCCTGACTTTTATATAGCAGAAAAAGATTTCTACATTGAAGCTAAAGGTAGGCTTACAACTAATGATAGAGTTAAACACCTTATGATTAAAGAACAATGGGAAGACTTAGACATACGATTTATATTTGTACAGGCAGACAACAAAATATTAAAAGGTTCAAAAACTACATATGCAGATTGGTGTAATAGGCATGGTTTTCTTTGGGCACAAGGAACTATACCTATGGAGTGGATTAATGAGTGATGATGAAATGACTATAACTTTTGAGAAAGATGAAAACATAGAAGGTTTTGTCAAGACTCTTGACTTAAAGGATGGTAATCTCTATCTTGTAATTAAACCAGAAGAAGATGGGTTTCAGATTATAGGTGCAGATAAATTACCTTTAGGTACAGGTAACGAAATATCAACTAAGATGTATATACTGTTTGCAGGTCTTATGCACATGGCTACAGAACAACAAGACTTAGTTATGGAAGCAGGTAACTATGCTATTGGTGAAGAGATAGATAGGAAAGAAAGAGCAAAGCTTAGAGAGAAAGGAGATAATATTGTTAAGTTCCCAACCAAGTAAAAAAAGTATTATAGATTTTAAATACGAAGAAGACATATTACTTGAAGAGATATTTTCTTATATAATAAAAACCTACACTCAACACTACTCAAAAGATAAATACCAAGCCACAGAGTTTATTATAGACGCAGGGCATGGTAAAGGTTTTTGTATCGGTAATGTGCTTAAATATGCACAACGGTATGGAAAGAAAGGAAGTCACGAAGACCATAAGAAAGACTTGCTTAAGATAATACACTATGCTATCATAGCGTTGTTTATTCACAATAAAGAAGGAAACGAAGATGACTAAAGACATAAAGAAAGAACGAGCCCATAAAGAAGACGGCACGTTTCAGGCAGACAATCCTGATACGCCAGATCAAAATGAGGCTTTTAAACCTGTAAGGTTCTACCTTATGCAGGACACCCTTGCTAATACTATTTTGCAAAAACTAGCAACCTTACCTTACGGTGAAGTTAGTGAAATGCTTAACAGTGTTAGAGCTATGCAACATGTGTTAGTAGACCCAACTACTAAAAAAGTAGTGGATCAAGCTGTTGCAGAACCCACCAAAAAATAGAGCAGTCCTTGCTCAACTGACTGTAGAATTAAGTCAGGATGGTAAAGTGTATCTAGAGAATCAAACTCTTGATCCTAAGCTTTTTAGACAGGCAATGGATGATTGGAATGATACTTATGAAGGTACACTTACCCTAACTAACCTACTACATGAACTAAAACGTGAAATGGAGCTTTTACAAGAGAAAATACCTAGTTTTCTTAGGTAATGCTCTGTAACGCTCACACAAGCTCATACAACAAAATGTGTTGTTTTGGTATGTCTACTATTAGGTGTGTATTAAAAGGGGCTTAGAAACGATTCTGAGGAACTTTTTTTTACAGAACTTGTGTTAAACAAATAATTATTACTGCATATGATGCTAAGTGCAAAATATCTTCCATCTTATCTCCTACATATGGAAAGGGTTAGTATAATTATAGTATACATCCCAAATGCACATTTGTCCAATCAATAGTTGTGATAAGAAGTATTTATATTGTAAATATTAGTTAGCTAACGGATTGTCGTTGTTGCCTACTTTGTCTACTCTGCTTTCAGTTCTATCCATTCTGTTCTCAAGATTGTCTACTCTTGTAGTTAAAGTTGCTACAGATTCTTTTACTGGATTAAGATTAACACTTTTTTTAGTCTTAGCTTCTATTTGATCTAAACGTAAGTTAAACTGTCCCCACGTGTAGAAGCCTCCTCCGATTGCAGTGATGACCCCCACAATGGTGATGTACTGCTGAAGCTTTGGTAATATGTTTTTCATATCATTCTCCTTAAGTTACCAGTGTCTAAGGACACCTGCTATTATAAAAAAACAAGTAAGCCATCCTAAGACTCTATCTGTTTTTAATATAAATTTTTTTATTAAATACATTATTTTTTTCCTACATAAAGACCAAACCAAGCTGCACCTGCACCTACAATAACAGATACAAAAGCTGATTGTGAATTGGTGGGGTCTGGTAAAGTCATAAACCACATAGACGTTTTATAAAACATCAACCCATAAAGGCTTATCAAAAGTCTAGGAAAGACTCTCCACTTGTCAAAACCTTCAGCATCATTGTACCATGACTTCTTAGGTACTTCTACTATCTTTATCTCTGGTTCACTCATACTATCTCCTATCTATAAAAATGCCTACAGGCTGTTGACCCATAATGCTATACAAGGTATCCATACTGTCGGATACCATATTACCATACCCTGCATTATCTCCTAGAGTTGCACTTACATATATAGCAGTCGGTGCGTACCAGTTTGTTTGGTCTGTTATGTTAGCAGTGGTATAATCAGAGAAGTTGGGTACGTAGTTCATGTAGGCAATCAATGTAGATTGTCCTTGTGAATCATATTGTCCAGACTCCTCTTGTTGTGTTTGTGATGACTCTTGCTGTGCTCTTATGTTGTTGGCTACAATCTCTTCTGCTATCTGTTCTGCTTCAGATGATGTAACCATAGTGCTTGTAACACTTTCTATTTGGTTATCCATAGTAGTAACTTGTACCTCAGCTATTACCATAGATGGTGTATTATCCATTGTAGGCATTGGTAGTATTTCTATAGATTGTAAAACGTTGTTTGTTTGTACTTGTGCAGAAGATATTTGAGCCGAAATACTAGGAGAATTAGACACTGAAGTAGCCCCTGAGCTGCTTGAAACAGCAGAAGTAGTAGTACTGGCAACACTAGAAGAGCCTGAGACACCATTATTTGTAGTGCTACCACCATTAGATGACCCTGAAATACTAATACTTGTAGTACTATTAGCAATAGAGTTGCTTACTATAGAGTCTGTAGAGTTAACTACAATTAAATTTCTACGCCTATTTCTTCGTTCAGATCGTTCAGGTTTATCTCCTGGCTCCTCAGCAAGTTCTTCGCTAATCTCCTCTTCCTCAAACTCTTCTTCATATTCTTCTTCAGACTCTTCTTCCGTTTCTCCAAGCTCTTCTGTCTCCTCGTTTTCTTCTACTATCTCTTCTTCAAAGTCTTCAAACTGTTCTTCAAACTGTTCTCTAGCCATTTCATCTTCAAAGTCAAAATGTTCATCCATATGTTGAGCAAACTCTACAAACTCTTCCTCGGTTAATCTTATCTCAGGTAGAGTATCTAAAGGTATCACATCTATTTCTAAATCAAAATCTATAAAAGTTAATGGTCCTTCTTCGTAATCACCCAAAGTAGCATCCCCACTAAAAGGTATATCATCAATACTGAAATTGTCTTCATGTTCTATTACATCCCTGCTATCATATTCAATATAACTAACCCCACTAAAATCATCGTGGAAGTCACCAGTATCACTCCTGCCATCAGTAATCGTAGAAAAAACAAGTGTTCCTGTATAAATTTCTTCATCATTAAAACCATAAAACTCTTCCTCATTATCATAACCTAACAACATAGCTTCAGATACACCTGAACCCTGCATATAGTATTCTTCGTCATCAAAAGTATCTTCAAAAGTATTTGTTAAATCATAGACACCACAAAGATCACTAAAGTCAGAATCTATTAAACATTGAGAAGATAAGTTAGTAAAAGATTCATCTATTGCTGTACTAATAGACCAATCATCTGTTCTGTTAAACGTTGTTGAATTGTTGTCTTCATATCTCAGGTAAGTTACAGCTTCGTTATTACCTTGTAAACCTATAGTTATGTCGTGGTTTGATACATTTATCTTATCATATCTAAACTCTATAGCATTTGTAGTTTCATACAAGATAGCTTCAAAAGAACTTAGATTGTTATTTCTATATTCATTAACGTTATACCAACCTGCAACCCAATACCTAGAACCCACATCACCGTAAGTGCCTACGTAAGGAGAACCATTGTTATTGTTCTTATCAATAAAATCAGACCACAAAGCAAATATGGTAAAATCGAAACCAAACGCAGGTAAAGTTTCAGACAAATAGTTTCTTTGATTGTATACATTAAAGTTAGGATTAAAAGTTATAAAGCCATTCATAGCTACTTTAGCTTGGGTGTACGTATTACCGTAGTAAGTAAAGTCAAAGCCTAAGTTTTGTGTAGGAGATAAAGCATCGTCTGCTAGGTTTAGGGCAGTACCAGTATTTTGTATATTAAGAAGGGGGTCAGTGCCTACAGTAAATGTAGGTGTGTTTGCGTATACGGTACTACCCAGTAGGAAGATTATTGTTAGGAGTTTGTACATATCTTATGCGTAGGATATTTTTTACAGAACTTTGGTTTAGTGTAGGCTTTAA